CAACTATGAAGAGCACGTTTCATTTGCTGAGGAGCTGGATGCATACGGGAAACTGCCAAAGACATTTATGGCCGTTGACTCGGTAAGCAAAAAGGATTGGATATGGGATGATGTGGTTCGTATGCGGACGCTTAACACCAAACAGTCGCAAAAGAAACGACAGAATCATATTTGCCCTCTTCAGTTGGACATCGTTGAAAGGCTGATTGAACGGTATTCAAACAAAGGCGAATTGGTATTTGATCCGTTTGGTGGTATTGGAACCGTCCCTTATTGTGCTATCAAGTTAGGTCGTAGGGGACTTTCAACAGAACTCAATTATGATTACTGGAAAGATGGGCTTTCTTATCTACGTGAGATTGAAATGGAAGTTAGTGCGCCTACCTTGTTTGATTTAATAGCTATGTGATATGAAAAATTGGGAAATAGAAGAAATAAAGCGCCTCGAAAAAGAACGAGACCGGAACTTGGCAATACACTGCAACTATGTGGCTGCCAAACATCAAAGACTGATCGACAGACTGGAAAAGGAAATCAATCAAAACACAAAACATTAATACATCTATAACTACCTAAAATTTAAAAACAATGAATGTTAACATCAAAAATTTAAACCTGTCGGTAATCATGCCGGCGATCACCAAGAGTGGCCAACCCGTATGTAACGACCGCGTATCATCTGAAAAGGACAAAGTAGAGCACGCCAGCGGACTGTATCTAATCTACGAAGACGGACACGCAGAGCCGTTTACCGGCGATAACTCCAAAGATTGTGTACGATACATCGGGTTGAAGCACGGATACATGTCATTTGCAATCTCACTGACGGAGCATGATAGCGTACAATTGCTTGACGATGATAGCCGTGGAGAATCCGGAAGTGGGACATATTACGAACGTGAATGTGATGCGCTGTTTGATTTTGACGGACAGAAAAATACGGAACGCCTTGTAGTCAGAAATCCAAAGTTGAAAAATCTGCTGGAAGATGGCGAATACATCCCTTCGTTGGGACAACTCAACCTAATGGCGCATTACAAAGACAGCATAAACGATGCGCTTGAATACATAGGTGCAGAACCGTTAGCCTCCTCCTCGGCGTGGTATTGGTCCAGTACCGAGTACAGCCAGAACTACGCATGGGGCGTGAACTTCTCCAGTGGTAGCGCGCTCAACAACAGCAAGTACAGCAGTGGCAGGGTTCGGGCGGTGGCAGCATTCAGCTTTAAACTTTAACCTTTCGGTGCGCTCCTCTTGGAGCGTGCCTTGAAAAATCAATTATTCTGAATTAAAAGAATGATAAAACTGATATATATAGACCTGTTTTGCGGAGCTGGTGGAACATCTACTGGCGTGAGCTCCGCACGATTGAACGGCGAACAATGTGCCGAAGTCATTGCCTGTGTTAACCATGATGTAAACGCGATAGCATCCCACGTGTCAAATCACCCAGAAGCACTTCATTTTACGGAGGACATAAGGACGTTGGAGTTGTCTCCGCTTGTTTCCCACTTACAGAGCTGCCGCGAGAAGACCCCCGGTGCGCTGGTCGCCCTTTGGGCTTCTCTCGAATGTACGAATTTCAGCAAGGCAAAGGGAGGCCAGCCGCGCGACGCAGACAGCCGGACGCTTGCAGAACACCTGTTCCGCTATATTGATGCTATTGATCCGGATTACATTCAAATTGAGAATGTGGAAGAGTTTATGTCTTGGGGAGATATGGATGAGAAAGGAAAGCCTATCAGCATGGATAAGGGCAGACTGTATCGGCGATGGGTATACAACGTGAAGAAATACGGCTACACTTTCGATCATCGTATTTTGAACGCAGCCGATTATGGCGCATATACCAGCCGCAAGCGGTTCTTCGGGATATTTGCGCGGAAGGGATTACCTATTGTGTTCCCAGAGCCTACGCACTGCAAGGAAGGCTCAAAGACTCTCTTCGGAGACTTGAAGAAATGGAAGGCGGTCAAGGATGTTCTTGACTTCGACGACGAAGGCAATACGATTTTCCGAGACAAACCGCTTTCGGAAAAGACCTTGGAACGAATATATGCGGGGCTGATTAAGTTTGTCGCCGGAGGGAAGGAAGCATTCTTGGTGAAATATAACTCCATGAGTCGGAGTGGAAAATACCAAGCACCAGGAATAGACCAGCCTTGCCCGGTAGTGTCTACGCAGAACCGATTAGGACTTACGCAGGTTTCCTTCCTCTCTAAGCAATACAGCGGACACCCTGAGAGCAAGAACCGCTCCGTTGACGAGCCAGCCGGAACAATCACGGCGATAGACCATCACGCGTTTGTTTCTGCATACTACGGGAACGGGTATAACCACTCGTGTGAAATGCCTTCTCCCACTCTGACGACCAAAGACCGCCTTGCGCTTATCCAGTCCGAAAGTTTTATCGACATGCAGTATGGAAACGGAACGGCAGCTTCCATATCAGGTAACAGTGATATTTCAGATAACTTCCAAAGAGCAACAGAAGCTTTCAATGTATTCGTTACAAAGTTGGTTGATCCGGAAAGATTCGGGAAAATAGCAGAAAAATATAATCAAATAGCATAATCATGAGCGTAAATAAAGTAATCCTTCTCGGTCATACCGGCAAGGACCCTGATGTGAAAGATGTTGCCGGGACAAAGGTCGCCAATCTATCGCTTGCTACAACGGAGAAAGGCTATACCCTTCAAAACGGGATCCAGGTTCCAGACCGCACGGAATGGCATAGTCTTATCTTTTGGAAAGGTCTGGCCGAGGTCGTAGAAAAGTATGTCAGGAAGGGTTCTCAAATCTATATCGAGGGCAAGATCAAGACCCGGCAGTATGAGGATAGAACGGGATCAAAGCGGTATGTGACAGAAATATTTGTTGATAAGCTGGAGTTATTGGGAAGTAGATTTGCCCAGCAAGAAGCCAGTCCACAATCGAAACTCTATCAACCTGAACAATCAAAAGAAGATCTTCCATTCTAAAAAATACAAGAGGCAACGCCCCGAACCACCAGTAACGCTACCTCCCCACACGATTATTTAGTACAAATATACTATTTACTTCTAAATAATTGTGCCATGTTTTCAGAAATTGCGGAAATAAAATCAATTAGAGAGCAGAAATCAAAGTTATCGGAAAGGGAAAAAGAGCTGACAGAACCTATATTGACGGATCTTGATATGATAGGAATGTTATATCGGTGGTTCCAAGAGATTATTTCTCAAAAGGAGATATTTAGGTCAGGGAATGTTACCCAACGAAAGAAATTCATTTTTATCATCTTGTTTTTGTATTCTCCGAGTACCCTTGCCGGAGGAAAGATGAAAAATGGCCTTCGAGATAAGCTGGCGGAGGTTTTAGGTGTAAATGCCCAGACAACCATATCCAATAACTGTAATAACTTGGTTTTCTCTTACCAGCTGTACAAGTATTTCCGGCAAGATGTGGATTGGATATATGGGGAGATGATGGAAAGGATAAAGCTAGAGAAGTAGGCCGGCTTCGTTAATTGTTAAAAGTAACAAATATGTTACTATTTTCTTTGTGGTTACTTTTGTGGTTGTAACAAAAACGTTACATTTGTGGCGTCAATTAAAAAGTTCTTTGATTTTATGAAGTATTCAGAGTTTTACAAATTGATTGAATCAGCAGGCTGGACAATCAAGAAGGGGACGAACCATTACAAATATGTTCATCCCGACTTTGACTACTTTATCCCTGTCGGTAGGCATCCGGCAAAAGAGATTCCAAACGGTACTCTTGATAGTATGATGAAAAAGGCGGGGTTAAAGAAGTAAAAGGACTGCACCCACTTCGGTGGGTGCTTTAATTGACGAAATTAAAAATGGCACGATTATGAAGAAGATTAAGGCGATTATCGAAAAGGCGAATGATGGAGGTATTTCTATTTATTCGGAAGACGTGAACGGCGCGTATGGTTTCGGTCTTACGGAGCAGGAAGCCAAAGATGATTTCCTGTCTGTACTGGAAGAACAGGCTGAATATTACAAAGAGAAACATGGTGAGTTTCCCGTGTGGTATAAGTC